CTGACTGACATTGAATCAGAGGCTAGAAGGTTTAAGCGGTGCAGAAAGAATCCGGCCATGATTGTGGTGGATTATCTGACGCTGATAGATTTGCCGACAGCCAACACCAAATCAGACTCAATCGCAGAGACAACGCGCAGGCTTGTTTGCTTGGCTGGTGATATTGGATGCCCTATCGTTTTACTGGCGCAGCTTAATCGAGACTGTGAAAAGAGAGCAGACAAGACTCCTATAATGTCAGACCTTGGAGACTCAGGCGCAATTGAAAGGGACGCGCATCAAATTTTGTTCCCGTTCAGGCCGGAGGTGTACGATAAGAAGCCTGACAATATCGGGGCGGCAATTTTGAAGATGGGAAAGAATAGGAATGGAGCAACAGGAAGCGTTAAGCTTAAATGGGTTGGCGAGTCTGCTAAGTTTGAAGACTTGAAAGACGAGTATTAAATAAAAAAAGATTCATCCGGCGCTGATGGCGTTGAAGATTTAATGATGACTGATAAGGAGAAGGTATGATAATAGCAGTAGATTTTGACGGAACAGTGGTGACGCATGATTATCCAGAAGTCGGAAAAGACATTGGATCAGTCAGAGTTTTGAAGATGCTGGTAGATAATGGGCACAAGTTAATTCTATGGACGATGCGAAGCGGTAAAGAACTGGGTGACGCTGTCCAGTGGTTTAAGGATAATGACGTTGAATTATTTGGCGTTCAGCGGAACCCAGAACAAGACGAGTGGACAGATTCGCCAAAGGTTTATGCTCAGTTGTATATTGATGATGCTGCTCTTGGATGCCCGTTAATGACTCACTTCACAATGGGAGTTCGTCCGTTTGTTGATTGGGGAGAGGTAGAAAGACAACTAAGAGGCAGGTATTTAATCTCCCGTTAATAAAAGCCCTATAGCTTGGCGGAACAAAATGAAGGAGGAAGATATGAATGAAAAAAATAACACTGGCGACCTGAACACTGGCTACCTGAACACTGGCTACCTGAACACTGGAGACCGGAACACTGGCGACCTGAACACTGGCGACCGGAACACTGGCTACCTGAACACTGGCGACCTGAACACTGGCGACCGGAACACTGGCGACCTGAACACTGGCTACCTGAACACTGGAGACCGGAACACTGGCGACCTGAACACTGGCGACCTGAACACTGGAGACCGGAACACTGGCGACCTGAACACTGGCGACCGGAACACTGGCGATTTTAATACAACCACGCCAGAGACAGCGAACTACTTCAACAAGCCTTTCAGCATTGAGAAGTGGAATGAGTCAGAGAAGCCTGATTTTATCTATGATCCAGAACCTACAACGTGGGTTTCAATGTCAGACATGACAGATGAAGAAAAGAAAGAGCATCCGTTGTATGAAACAACTGAAGGCTATCTACGCACTAACGACATGAAAGAAGAGTGGAAAAAGGCTTATGCTAATTCAAGCGACAGGGACAAAGAGCTTTTGCTTGCCCTGCCAAACTTTGATGCAGACGTATTCCTTGAGATAACAGGCGTTGATGTTTGCGTTGAAGCATCAGAAGAGATGACGGTAGAGCAGATTTGTGCAGAGCTTGGCCGTAATATCAAGATTGTGAAATGAACATGGAATGCACCACAGAAGGATGCAACAACAACGTGCTACGCTGTGACACTAAGTGCAGTACATGCGCCGCAGAAGCCTTAACGCGCCAGATCAAGCCCACAGCAGGTAGGTCAGCAATGGTCGAATTGCTGGAGGCAGGGAACGCATACAGGGCGAGCATGCACAAGGCGATAGGGGATGGGTGATGGATCAGAAGCGTAAGCCTATCAAATCTAAGAAGCTCAGGGACTCAGCGCGTGGCGAGGATTGCACCTTGAATATCGCTGGCGTATGTAATTACGATTCATCCACAACGGTATTGGCGCACCTTCCAGACGATAGCGGAACGGGAAAGATGGGCGGCAAGTCTGATGATATTTGCGCTGTATATGCTTGCTCAGATTGCCATGACATACTGGACGGAAAAAAGGACATGCAAGACTATGGATGCGTGAACAATGAAGAGTGGGAAGACTACGATATAGGCTATCAACATCGCGCCCTAAAGCGCACGATTCGACGGATGGTAGAAAATGGATCGGTGGTGATTAAGTAATGGCGCGTAAGAAGTTCCCACTCCGAGTTATTAAAGGCGGATTCCAGTCAGCTAGTCAGACTGCTATTGATGAGCTAAAGGAGCGAGGCTATAAGGTTGGTGACTTGGTGTTTGCAGATTTCAGCAAGCCGCGCAACCCGGGCTTTCATCGGCTAGTGCATGCTCTCGGCAAGTTATGCTCTGAGAATCTGGATGCATTCGATGGAGTAGAGGCGCATAAGGTGTTGAAAAGATTGCAGGTTGAGGGTAATATAGAATGTGATGAAGTGGCGCTTAACTTCCCGGGCGTTGGCCCTTGCGTCTACCGGATACCGCGAAGCCTTAGTTATGAAAGCATGGGGCAAGATCAATTCAAGATGGCTTACATGGGCTTTTGCAGGCACTTGGCAAAGGTTTATTGGCCTACACTTGACGCTGAAAAGGTAGCGGAAATGGCCGAACTAATGGAAAATGAAAGCGGAGGTGTTGGATGAGTGATAGATTCTGGATCAAGCAGAAAGATGCAAAGAGGCTGTACGAACTTGTAAACGGATTCATGGCAGAGCTTGGTATGGAGGGCGAAATAGAAATATGCACAGATTCTGAGTTGGCCGATGACATGATGACGGTGCTTTATGATATTGATGAAGGCTGTCCAAGGGTAGGAGAATAGTTATGAGTGATAAAGTGAGCGTATCAGAGAAGGCGTTGGGCGAAGTGCTTGGCGCACTGGTTGGGCCATCACATCTAATCAGAGAGATTCAGGCAACAATGAATATTCCAGCAGATTTCGAAGGTATTGGTGCAAATCCTCTAGCGACGTTGATCGGTGAATATAATACCCATATTGAGGCTTATAACGCATCTTTACCAAAGGATAAGGAGTAACACATGAGCGAATGGATTAGCGTTGATGATAGGTTGCCTGATAGTGGCGCAAGAGTGATTCTGTTTTGGATGAACGATTACACTCCACCAAGGCCAAGGACAGGCATGGGGTTTTACGCTGCTAAGCATAAAATATCGGCTGATATGTGGGAAGAGACTGAGGCCGCAGATTACAGCGAAGAAAAGGATGAATACTTCTGCCCTGAAGGGTGGCACGAAGAAGCATGGGAGGCTGACTATCATTATCCTGTTCCTAATGTATCCCACTGGATGCCACTTCCACCACCACCGGAAGCCAAATGAACGACACTGAGGCCGCTTACGCTATGGCAGCAACAGCTCCTACTCATCTGGAGATTGACGGAAAGAAAACGCTGCTTACGCTATCACAGCGCACTGAATGGCTGACGGTTTGGGGCGAGTCTCGGAATATTGAATTGATGGGAGAGATTGAGGCCAGGGAGTTGGCTGATAAGGTAATCCAGGATGCTCGCTACTAATGCGCCAGATTAAATCTCAACCCCACAGATTCAGCGACATATCCAAGAACAAGGCGTGTCAGTCGATCAGGTGTCCAGTGGAATTACGCATGCTTCCCATTGAGGCATGCTCAAGCAAAGACGGATGCGGGACGAATTGCTGCGATGATTTCGAGAGAATGGAGATGGGCGGCGAGAAGGTGGTGATATTCTGCAAGGCTTAATGCTACGTTAATGCAAGAGGCTTTAAGGTTAGCAAATAAAACGAAGGAGAGAATGAAATGAGTAAACCAGAAACTATTACGATTGATGATATTAAGTATGTACGAGCCGATTCTGTCGGAAAGATGGCAGCGCCAGTTGACGGGCTGAAGTATTGTGTGGTTCGTACATATTCAGCAGGAGTTCATATTGGCTACCTGAGCGGATTCCAGGAAAAGAACCCTCAGAGCGGCATGCTTGTAAATTCACGCAGGCTGCACTATTGGGATGGAGCGGCAAGCTTGTCTCAAGTGGCAATGGACGGTGTGAGTGATTCATCACGAATTGCAATGCAGGTTCCAGAGATTCATCTTACAGATATTATTGAGGTTATCCCATGCTCAGAAAAGGCCGCTGAGTTTTTCCAGAAAGCAAAAGTGTGGAAGAAATGAGACTGCCAAGCATGAGGTTTAATAATGGCTCTGGCTATGGCGATGGCTCTGGCGATGGCTCTGGCTCTGGCTCTGGCTCTGGCTCTGGCTCTGGCTATGGCTCTGGCGATGGCTCTGGCTATGGCGATGGCGATGGCTATGGCTCTGGCGATGGCTATGGCGATGGCTATGGCGATGGCGATGGCTCTGGCTATGGCTATGGCGATGGCTCTGGCTATGGCTATGGCTATGGCGATGGCTCTGGCTATGGCTATGGCTATGGCGATGGCTCTGGCTATGGCTAATTTATAATATGCGAGAATAACGGGATAAAAGGAGAGTGAAAATGGGAAGGCTTAAAATCAAGATGTCACGACTGCACACTAGGCTGCACTATAAATGGCAATCAGTGCGTAAGTTCTTTGGGTATAAAGTCATCATCAAATCAACTTGCGGATTGTGCGGCAAGAGTATGACCTATGTTCCGCATGGGAAGATGCGCTGTGGAATATCTTATGAAGATGGATGCCCAGACAAGGGCGACGGTGGCTGGTGATGACCACCAATCAATTAAGAGCAATGAACCTGATCTATTGTTTTTGGCACTGGCAAGAGATACTAAAGAACACCGCTGACATTGCGGCTATGCGGGAGAGTGAAGATGAATGAGGTCTATATGTTTATGTGTGGCACAACATTTATGGCGGTTCCAGAATGGAGACTTAGAAATGAGCCTATAGTGGCCTTATGCATTGTTGCTCTGTGGCCTCTTGTTGCAGTTAATCTAGCGGCTTGTTCATTTAATGAGTGGTTCCATTCCGATGACATAAGGAGGGGAGAGGTGAGAGAGTGCGCTACAAAATAACTCCAGTGCCAAAGCCAAGGCAGACTCGCTCCGACAAGTGGAATGAGAGACCGTGTGTCATGCGCTACCGATCTTTTGCAGATGAGGCTAGAGCATTAGGCATCAAGATACCTGATAGCGCCGCAACAGTGATATTCAGTATGCCTATGCCATCCTCTTGGAGTAAGAAGAAAAAGGCCGCGATGAGTTGCAAGCCACATAAGCAGAAGCCGGACATTGATAATTTGCTGAAAGCTTTGCTTGATGCTACAATGAAAGAGGATTGCTCAGTATGGGATATAAGAGCAATGAAGCTGTGGGCAACGGAAGGATCGATTGAAGTTATGCAATTTGGGTCGATGGATTAATGAAGGTGGCAAACTCAATCGAAAGCGCGATAGATACAGTAGGAGGATAAGATGGAAAAAGAGATCAAGTATTTCGGAATAGTGTGCAATCCTTGCGAGTATAAGCATCAGGCTAGTAAGTTCATCATGCCTGACGATGTGAAGCCGATGAATATTACGCCTGAGACTAAGCTTGAAGGAGTTCGTTTTTACGGCGTGTGGATGGAGACAAATTATTTTAATGGATTCAGTGAGATGGAGAAAGCAGCAGTTCTGCATGTTTTACAGTTAAAGGAAGTGGGGGCATGACAACAATAGCATATAATCCCAAAGAGGGAGTTATTGCTTGTGACTCAAGACAGAGTCAGGGCGATACAATCATCAGCGATAATTCAAATAAGCACATTGTAGAGAAAGGTGTTCACTTCTTTATGTCAGGCAACGTACCAGACCAGCAGCCCCTAATAGATTTGTATTTTAAGCGAGATGTAGACATCCCATTCTCTCATTTTTCTATTAATGCTATTGTGGTGGATGGTGGAAAGGTGTATAAGTTGGGTGTAAATGGCGAAACTGGATTGTGGAAGTGTCCGGCAGACCACATTGAGGCCCTAGGCTCAGGGGCTGATCACGCTCTAACCGCTATGGATATGGGCGCAACTGCAAAAGAGGCCATCAAGTGGGCAATCAAGCGCGACTCAAGATCAGGCGGCAGGATAAGGACGTTCAAGATCAATGACTAACTAAGACCAGCAAGAAGACCGCGACGAATCAAAGGCATGCGATAAGGCTTTCAAGGAAAGGCGGCGACCTAGAACAGTCATGCGTAAGGTGAACGGGGAGTGGAAAACGGAGAAGGAGATAGGCGATGAGTATTGATGCGAGGGTAAGGATAACGCTGGATGAAGCTCTCATGGGACATGGCTCATGCGGCTATCGTTATGGCGGAAGGCTTGATGGGTGGAATTACGCCCCATGCTTAAGCAAAGAGCAGGTAGCTATAATCGAGGATATAATTAAGATGCCGATTAATTCGGTGGTTTATATGACCGTTGAGGACTCCATCCTATTCAATGATGCAGTATGTAAGGCGGAGGATGCATACAGGGATATGGTGTACAAGACGAAGCAAGAGCGGAAGGCGCGGCCGTCTTCTAAGTTCTTGCGTGGCGTTGTGTTTATTGCTGTTTTATTTGTTGTTTTAGTGATCATCAGAGGCATATCATGAGCGACCTAGATAATTACCTATCAGAAGCAGGCAAGAGGCTACAGGACGCAACAGATAGCGAGGTGAGATCGGCTAAGTGGCTGACTACTCATGCGTTTAATCGCCTTGAAGATAGATTGAAAGGACGTGCAGACAGATATATCGTTGACAGCCTCAAGGACGCAATAGCGACACTAGAGGATAACGGTATCACTATTCGGATGGTTGGAAATCAGATGTACTTCTGCAATATAGAAACAAGCAACAGTTGACTAAATCAACCAATAGTCGCAATATGCGATTCTATGACTAAAGCTAATACAGAAGCCAAGCATGCATCATGCACTTATGAAGTTGTTGATACAATCGCAACAGATGGGACAGTTTTGATTAATGTGGATGAAGAATTATTCCAGCCGCTTGAGCTTGAAGAAGTCGGACATACTGAATGACTAACGATTTCTACATAACTAAACAAGAGTTCCGCGATTATGTAGACGAAAAGCGCAATCCAACTGCAAGAGAACTGTTTGCAGTTATTCTGGCTATGTTGATTCTGAATGGCTAGGCCGACCAAGTATAAGCCTGAACACGATGAACAGGTTTACAAGTTTAAGCTAGACGGTAAGTCGGATGCATATATATCTGACTTCTTTAAGTTTAGCAGGTCAACACTTAGCCTATGGAAAGCCAAGCACAAATCATTTTCGGACAACTATAAAAAAGGGCTTGCTGATTATGAGGCTGATAACGTACACGATGTAAAGAACGCACTGCTACAGAGAGCAAAGGGAATGACGGTTACAGATGTAGAGTCTACTGTCTTTGGTGATGATGAATCAAAGAAGAGGGTAAAAACAACAGTTAGGCATATTCTACCAGATGTTACGGCTTGTGCCGTGTACCTGAACAATAAAGCCCCTGATGAGTTCAAGCCTCGTAAGGCAGCAGATGATGAAGGTGACAACGGCAAGGGAAGGCCAGTAATAATTAACTTCATAGATTCAGTTAAGGACGACGATGCTTAATCAGGCTGCCGTAACTGTCCCCGTACTGCCGGCACAAAAGCGATTCATACGCTCAACTGCTAAATACCCTGCTATTAGTGGAGGATTAGGAAGCGGCAAGACAGGCGCTGCGACACTGCGGCTAATAACTCTCATGCTTGCTGATCCAGGCATTAACACTCTAATCGGAATGCCTACCTATGATCTGTTGAAGCTTAGGGCTATGCCTGGAGTTGAAGCCGATCTAATGAGGATGGGACTGCCTTTCATAGTAAATAAGACTGATTACTATATCAGCGTATTGGGATATGGGCGCATGTACTTCAGGAGCTATGACCGCCCTGAACGGTGGGTAGCCTTTGAGGTTGCCCATACTATCCTTGATGAGCTTGATACCCTTCCAATGGATAAGGCCGAGCTTGTCTGGCGCAAGGCTAATGAAAGAACAAGGCAGAAGTGTCACTCATATAATGCTGATGGAAAGGCAATTCCGGCAGAAAACACCATCGGCAACGTAACCACCCCCGACCAAGGAATAGTAGGTTTTACCTGCAAGAAGTGGGGCGGCAATGAAAACACGACGAGAGACCAAGGCTTTGAGCTGATCTTCGCTGACACCAGAGAGAACCATTATAATCCTGAAGGCTACTATGAGCAGATAATGGAGAACTACGACCCATTGCTGGCTGAGATGTACACTCAGGGAAAGTTTGTTAGCCTCAATGAAAACAAAGTGTATCACTACTTTGATCGCAAGAAGCACCATACCAACAGAGTGATAGAGGATAGCGACAAGGTTCTACATGTTGGTATCGATTTCAATGTAGGCGGGTGCTGTTCTAATGTGTTCGTGATTGATGAGAACAAGCCAAGGGCTGTAGATGAGTTTGTAAGCCACAACACGGCAGAGTTTATCCTAAACCTAGACACTCGATACAAGGGAAAGAAGGTGATTGTTTATCCTGATTCATCAGGCGGAAATGACAGCACGAATGCAAGCGCATCTGATATAAGCATGATCAACACAGGTGGATATGTCACTGATTGCCCGAATAAGAATCCTTATGTAAGAGATAGGGTTAACGCAATGAACGCGCAGATTGGTCACTTTAAGATGATGGTGAACACTGATAAATGCCCACAGCTTACATTTTCATTAGAATCGCAAGGGTATGACAAAAACGGCGCACCAGAGAAGTTCAAGACACATCCGGC